CTCTTTGGTTGCGCCGCGCCGATGATGCCAAGTCTTGATAATCGCGCTCTTGTCCAACCCCTTTGACTCCGCTAACTGCTGCCATTGCTCGTCCCGAGCCGACATAACGGCATTAGCTGTCTCAGTGGCTGCCACCGTATCCGCCCTTGCCTTCAGCAGCGCATTGCTGAACTGCCGCTCACTGATCAAACGATCAGCCTCTGGCACCGCCGTTCCTGCTTTGTAAGCCCGGATAATCCGCTGCTCGGTCGCGGCGTTCACCTTGTACCGGAGCGCCAGCTTGCCATCCTGCCGGACAATCACCAGATCTCGCACACCATCTGCGGTGCGCATACCCTGTGTGACCGCCTGCAAGCGTGCGGCACGGGGAGCATCCAGCCCCAGCACGCCACCTGCTCGTGACCCGCCCTGTACTCTGCCCGCCAGATCGACTGCGATGTTGCGTGCTCCTTGACCTCTACCAAAGCCAGCTTCAATAACCATACGGGCCACTTGCGCGCCGGGGTTTGTCATGCGGAACCGAGTGCCGATGCCGCCTAGCCCCTGCGCCTGAATCTGTGCTGCCGTGGACGCTCCGGCCAGTGCATAGGCCTGAGTCATCTTGGATGAATATTCAGCCCAGGCCGCTTCGTTGATATTGAGAGCAGCAATCGCACCTTCGATGTCCGTTCTGGTCAAAGCATCAAGCAAAGCCCGCCAATCAACGTTGGCTTGCAGGTCGGTAACCGAAGCCATGAAAGCCCGGTGAATCTCCGGCTCAAGCTCAGCAATCAGTTGTGCGAATAAGCGGGCCTGCGACCGGTTGGGTCTGCGTGTAGCCATATCAGCCCCGAATAATGAATTTCACCGCACTGGTAACGCCGGCAGCCGGGATCTTTTCAACCGCAATAATGTGAACCGGTACACCGTCCACAGACAGCACGTCGCCCGCCGTGTATTGCATCACCGGAACAGTGCATATAGCTTCCCGGTCAGACGCAAGAATCACCGTCCCGTCCATTTCAGTGCCAATAAGCTGCTTGCTCACACCACGCACGGCCCCACGTAGTGGCTCAGTCTGCGTAGTTGGCTCTACTGGCTCCCATGGCTTGCTCGGGTCCGGAGTCCCAGGGGTCTTCCGCGTCAGTTTGATATCGCCCTGCCCTAGCCCACCTTGGCTCGTTGGAGCCAGCAGCTGAGCGGCCATCTTGGCCATGTCTGAATAGAAATCGGCCATCAGATCACCCTGAACAAGCTATTAAGGTCACGCCCTTGGCTGCACAGCCAGGGAAGTACCATTCCATTAATGAGGGCATCAGCAGCAATACCGGCGGCAGATGCCGCACCACCAACGTCCGCTGCCGTCATGAACTCACGCTCGATCACATCAACCTTTTCTCGTTTCGTGATGCGATTCGGATCAGTGCTGCCAGTCGCCCATCCGGGGTTCATTGCTTCCAAGTAAGCGGCCCGGTAGCTGGCATTGATCCATGCGGGTGGGATCAGAGTGTCGGGCACCTCCCGTCCGTTTACGCGATGACCTACACGTGGCCACGCTAATTCTTGCTCGAATCCACCTGCCCGACGACTGCACTGCAGGCTCTGTTCGTAGGCAGCGTCAACATAGGCGCTTCCGATCTGACGCAACACAGCAGGAACAGCCCCATCAGGAAGTGTCATTCCTTGCCCGCTCAACCAGGCAAGAAACCCCTCATCGGTTCCATATGCAGCCATATCAAGGCTCCGGGTCTGGATCAGCCGCAACCACTGGGCCGAGCGCGTTGGATGCGGCCTGCGCATTGCTAGCGGAGTTCGTGCCAGTCACGCGCACACTGATGGCTGCGCCAATGTCAGCAGCCACCAGGGTATAGCTCGCAGCAGTCGCACCGTTTATGGCCGTGCCACCACGCAACCACTGGCGGGTATATGTCGGCGTCGGGTTGCCGGTCCATGTGCCGGTTGTGCTGGCAAGCGCCTGGCCCACGGTTGGGATGCCCGACACAACGGGAGCAACCGTATTCACTGGCGCGGACAATGCAGCCACAACAGCGGCAGTGGCCGAGCTGGTAGCACTGGCATCACCTGCTGCGTTTGTCGCGTCTACGCGCAGGGCAATGGCTTTGCCGAGATTCCCGGCTGCTATCACGTAGGTCGAACTTGTTGCGCCACTGATTTCCGCCCCGTCTGCAAG